GAGTCAATACAGATGAGTATAGTAGGTATTTTGTTTTTTGGTTCTATAATCATATCATATTTTGTTGGTATGTGGGCAGGTATGAAAATTGAAAAACCAAAGGTTGTTAAGAAAACTAAAAAGGTTGTGTCTCCAGTCAATCCCGGCCGCGGCTCTGTAATCCCTCCCGGTTCGATTGCGGAGAAAGCAGCGGCCCGTGATTCTGCAAAACCAAAACCAAAAACAAAAGTTAGGAACTGAAGAATATAATAAGGAGAAAAAGATGTCAGACGACGGCAAAACTGAAGTTGAGTTTGCCGGGGTCAAGTTTCGAGGTGGTAAGATATTTGTGATTATTACAGCATTATCGACCCTCGGCGGTGGTCTTTACGCAGGATTTGAGTTCTATAAAGACTACATGAATATGCGTACAAAGATAGAGAAATATACAGCGCCAGACTTGTCAGGATTTGATAAGCGGTTGTCTGTCCTACGGGCAGATATGAATGCGCTGACAAAACATGAGAAAGAAACTAAAAAAGTGATTGAAGACTCTGCGAATGCTACAAGGGACGAAGCTAGAACGATCAAGAACGATTTGAAGGCAGAGATTATTCGCACAGAAAAGATAGTTGATGGAATTGACAGACGAGTTAAGGCAATACAAGATTCTACCCGTGATATGATTGACAAGGAAAATACAAGAAATGATACCATTAGAGATAGAATAAGTACTCGGATGGATAGCTTAGATGATACTATATCAGCCAAGATGAAAACTCTTGAGAAAGAGATGAATGATAAAATTAGGAAGGCTTTAGTGAATCCTTTAGCAAATATGCGAAAATAATGCTTGACAATACTATTTTTATGGTGTAGAATGGTTATAATGAAAGATTACAGAGGAATTGGAAATGGAACTCGATGTTTACACGCACACCGCTATAGCAGTATCTTGCTTGGCAGGATGTTACTTCTGGGGAAGGTATTTTGCGAAAGGTGAAATCCTATCCGAAGTGGTCGGAACCATGCTGGAAAGGCTAGAGAAGGATGATTTTGTCAGGATGGTGATTGATGAAGATGGTGACAAATCTCTGGTTCCTATCTCAGAAATTGAGATCAAGATTATCAATGGAGTAAAAAAATGAAACACTTATTTATCTGTTATACGATTGCTATAGTTGCAATTGTGGCACTATCTGGGTGTAATGCTCATAGTGGTGGATTGAGCAACAAAACAAAAGGTGCCCTCCTTGGTGGTGTCGCTGGTGGTTTCGTTGGTAATCAAATTGGTGGTGGTTCTGGTAATGCTGCGGCAACTGCATTGGGTGCAGTATTAGGTCTTGTAGCTGGCCAGTCTCTGATTCAGGATGCGCCTGTTCAACAACCAGCACCTGTTCAATCCTATGTAGGTTCTGGCAGTTGTAATCAGTACTCAAATCAAGGGGCCCGTTCTGCTTGCAATCGTGGTGTATCAGAGAGAGAAAATGAGCGCCAACGTAGACTTGAACAAGAAGCATATCGTGCTGGTCGAGGTCGTTAATTTTTATCAAAAAAAGACTTGACAAAGCTTATATTATTTGGTAATATAGTTATAGTGATGATGAAGAGGTTTGTGAGATAAAATGAAATATTTGATTGGTATGATAATTGGAGTTCTGGTGATCGTGTCCTTTCCAGAATTTCTTCCTTGGATTAAATCTTCCATAACTGAAACTGTTTGCGGGCGTGCCGAATGACTATGCATATGCTTCCTGTGTATTACACAACGACTAATACACGTAAACGCAAGGCAGGCAAGAAGACTCAAAGTCAACTTGCTGCCGAGCGTGATCATAAAAAGTTTTTGAAGAAGATGGGAATAGGCACTCGTAGCTCAGTTGGATTAGAGCAACGGTCTTCTAAACCGTGGGTCACAGGTTCGAGTCCTGTCGAGTGCGCCAAACCAAAGGTCGTATATGACTCTTCTATGGCAAAGAAAGAAGAGATGGTTTATACGGGAACTGAAATCATAGGGATTGCCCAGATGCATAAATCTAATGCAGTCCCTGTTCGTGGAAAGAAACAAGCAACAGAGATTGCTAATATGAGGCGAGGGTGAACACAGAAATCTTCAATGAAACCTTCAAACTTGCTCAATCAGTAGAGCCAGTGAGAGGTGCAAGGATTGCTGCTGCTGTAGTTCGTAAAGGAAAGGTTGTGTCTTTTGGTTATAATCATAAAAAGTCACATCCTTTCCAAGCTAAGTTTTGTAAGAACAATCATGCAGTATTTTTTCACGCTGAAGTTCATGCTATAAAGAATGCTCTAAATAGTGTTAATGTAGATGATTTATCAAAGTGTGATTTATATATTGTAAGAGCAAAACGAAATAAAGAAAACAAAAAATGGCTCACTGGTTTATCAAAACCGTGCAGTGGTTGCCAAAAGTGTATTGACTTATTTGATTTAAATAGTGTATACTATTCTAAAGAAGGAGAAATTTAGTGAGAGTTGAAGTGCGTAATAATAATGTTGATGGGGCATTGCGTGTCCTAAAGAAGAAACTACAACAAGATGGTTTGTTCAATGAGATGAGGAACAGAGAAGCCCATGAGAGTAAGGGTGAAAAGGGTCGAAGGAAGAAAGCTTCTGGTCGGCAACGATGGCTTAAAGAACAAGCGAAAAGGTTAGAAGAGCATGGTTTCTGAAGATACTGAAGAGAAGAAAACTAGGACAGCAGAGATTGAACTAGAGACGCACGAAATTGCCACTAAAACGACTACTCCATTACATACCACCGATTGGTATATCAAGTGGGTTGCATCTGTTATTCTCATGGTAGGAATGATTCTTGCTTCAAACAATCTATATCCTTGGAATATTCTTGTTCAATGTATAGGAATTTGTGGTTGGTTAGTTGTTGCATTGATGTGGAATGACCGCTCTTTAATTATTGTCAATGCGGTTGGGTTGGCTATTCTTATGAATGGTCTGATTGGTTACTGGTTAAAATTGGGATAAATAGTATAATGACTAGAAAGATTAAATCAAAGACTGATAACAAAGGTTGGACTGATCCTTCAAAGAAGAAGGTTCGTAAGAAACGTAAACCTATGACAGATGAGCAGAAGGTGGCTGCGTCAGAGCGTCTTGAGAAAGCCCGTGCTGCCCGTGCTGCTAAGAACCCTGACTATGGTATGACGGGCATTCATGAGAGTTTGCGTGATCTACCAGATGACTATCCAATAACTCCAAAGAAGGTAAAGGTTTGGATTAAGACACAAAAAGAACTCGTATCTATGGAACGTAAGAATGAGAAGGCAGATGTGAAAGGTGCAACTGCTCGTAAAGCATCTCACGAAGCATATGTTCGTAACTTGCTAAAATATCTAAAGGATGGTGATTATGTGGATACGTTTTATGGAGAACATCAAGATAAAATAATATCCAATAGATGTTTAGCTCAAGCTTACTATTGGGAAGGACCGAAAAAGGGAGAACCAAAGTTTGATGTTGGTACATATTATCCACTGTTAGGGACAGTTTACACTCAAGAAATGTTTAACGAAGATAGAGGTATCAGTGATGAAGAAAGACCAGAAGGAAAACCTAAGCGCACAAAACGTAATAAAGGGACCGTGGAAACTAAAAGGAAAAAAGGAAGTCGTAGTTCCTGACCTTGATGTTATTGCTCTGCAAGAAAATATTATGTTTGCTGATGATTTGACAGAATCTTGTTTGGTGCAGATGATACATACTATGGGAGAGAACGGCGTTGAAATCGGTGACAAAGAGTTCGTTAGAGATATCGGATTTGTTATCGAGGCAGTCAAAAGCACAATTTACCGTGATATGGGATTAGTGCATCCTATGAGTAGAGTTATGGAGATGCTAACAAAAATTAATGTTGATGAGAAGAACAGCATGAACAGTCAGGTTGATTTGGACTTACTTGAAAAGGTCGAAATTGTTGAACCTGACACAGAAGAAGAACCAACACCCGCATGAGGTTATAATGATTTTAGTTGATATGAACCAGATTAGTCTGGCAAGCGTGATGATGCATTTGAATATTACGAAGAGGGGCAGTGTTGATGCTGGTATGGTTCGCCATATGATTCTCAATTCGCTTCGCATGTATCGTGAGAGATTTTTTGATGAGTATGGTGAGCTAGTTATTTGCTATGACTCTAAACATTATTGGCGCAGAGATATTTTCCCCCAATATAAAGCAAGCCGCAAGAAGACTAGAGATTCATCCAGTCATGATTGGAATGATATCTTTGAGTTTCTAAATGCGTTCAAAGATGAGATGATTGAGTTTATGCCATATAAGGTATTGGAAGTTTATGGTGCAGAGGCAGATGATATCATCTACACTTTAACTCATGAATTCGAGACCGACAATGGAAAGACTTTAATATTGTCCGGTGACAAGGATTTCATTCAGTTACAGAGATATAAAAATGTCACACAATATAGTCCAATCACCAAGAAATTTATTGATGGAATGGTGTGGAACGAATATCTAGATGAACATATTCTAAGGGGAGATACCAGTGATGGTGTTCCTAATGTTCTTTCCCCAGACAATACCTTTGTAGACGGATTGCGCCAGAAACCTCTGGGTAAAAAGAAAATCCAATCGTGGGTTGAACACAACATTGAGGATGTGTTGCCTAATGATGAAGTGAAACGTAATTTCCAAAGAAACAAGAAGCTTATTGATCTAACAGAAGCTCCTCAAGAGCTATTTTCAGAGATAACAAAAACATGGAAAGAAGCAAAAACTAACCCTCGTAGTAAACTACTAAATTATTTTATACAAAACAGGTTGAGTGACCTAATGGATTGCATAGGAGATTTTTAATGCCCAATACATACACACCACTAGTATCTGAAATTCTAGAAAAACTTTCTAAGAAGAAAACAAAGAAACAAAAAGTTGACCATTTGATGGAACATAATTCGGCCTCTCTTCGCATGGTGATCAAGGCATCTTTTGACCCCCGTATTATTTGGGCACTTCCCGCTGGTGAAGTTCCATATACTCCAAATGATGCGCCAGAGGGAACAGAACATACCATGCTTGCTGCTGAAGCAAACAGGTTATATCATTATATTCAAGGTGGCAATAACGCTATTACTCAATCAAAAAGGGAGGCAATGTTTGTTCAACTCCTAGAAGGACTTCATAAGAATGAAGCTGAAGTCTTAGTTTCTGCAAAGGACAAGTCTCTGCATACAATGTATAAGGGATTGTCTGATAATGTAGTTAAAGAAGCTTTCAATTGGGATGACAACTATATGGTTGTTGAACATAATAGGCATGTATCAGTAGATGGACCAGCAAACATTACAAGCAGAGTTTAAAGAACTAGAATATGTTGCTGCCGACTTTCTAGAAAAGGAAGACTTTGAGTCAGCAGCTAAATGTTATAGACAGTTGATTGTAGATGACCCAGAAGATGCTAGGGCATACTATAATTTAGCAATCATACTGCACGACTTATCTAAGTTTGCAG